AACTCTATGATCTTCATTCCCGTATAGTTGAGACTGCATGGCTTCCACTTTTTTCCTGAATGATGGGTCTGTGGCCATCCTTCTATTACCGTATGCATCCTTTTCGAATGCCAATTTATTAACCTCTTCCTCAGAGATACCCCCTGGAGCAGGGTTATCATTTGTATTAACTGGTGCATTACGTGACATTGCAACCAGCTTTTCAAGAGTCTGGACGGCTGCTGCACTTGTAGCCATATCTTGGAATCCTTCTACCATATCCTCCGGTAGATTAGACTGCGCCCATGAATTGAGGTTATCGAGTCTTGCCTGACCACTATTGCCCAGGGCCTTAAGCTCATCCGATTTGAATGACTCCATGGCCTCAGTCTCTGCGACCTTGGACATAGCATAAAGCTCTATCATCTTATCAAAGCCTTCCTGACCCATGTTAGAGTTCTTTGCAAACTCCATTGCCTCATTCATTAGGGGGTCTGAGTCATCAATCTCTATACCGCCCTCTTTGAGCTGCTCAGATAGGTTTATCTCGTATGCCTCTGGTGCACCTGTGAAAGAACCAAATCGGCTTTCAAGCTCTGTGTATGCTTTGGCCTGCTCTGTGATATTAGCGTATTTGTCCTTGAAATACTCAGGCTTGTCTCCCTGGCCTGGAACACCCTCTGCATAATACCATGATGCTTCCTGTTGAGTTTCCTGGCCTCCTACCATATCGGCTACTGCCCCTGCGTCATCCTGCTCTGGTGCTGCTGCGTCTTCTGTCATTCGGTATCCCTCCCATTTTTAACGGTATCAACCCACATAGTCCTATTAGGGTATAGTTCTTGCTTTACTTTACATACCTTGCAAGTAACAATCACTTGTTTATTCCTAAACCATGGCATGATGACGGTTAAAGACTCTCCACATTTTTGGCATGGTCCCTGATACGCATAACCAAATGGCTCTGGTCCTTCTCTCCTCTTCCAAAACATAGCTACTCTCCCTTTTCTACTCGGTTAACGGTTAGGATTATGCCCCTAATAAAGCGTTTCTGGCCCTCTCTAATGCCATCATCCTTACTATCCTCTCCACCTACTACTGTTGGAGTCATAATCAAGGCCTCTTTCCATGCATTGATTAGCTCTACCCCTTCGGGTGTCTGTGCAAATAACTTATGTATGAGATAATCAAGTCTATTACTCTCTGTCTCGTTCTCGTTCTGCTGTCTCAATGCCTCTGCTGGGTCAAATCCGGACTGAAGATCATCGTAAAAATTAGATTCATCCTGCTGTTTCATCAACTCCCCCTCCTAATTGTGTTTGTGCTGCTGCTGCTACCTGTTCACCAAAGGCTATTCTTTCATCTTCAGATCGTACTAGATCGGCAGGCACGCTCAATACCTCTTGGGTGTACTTGGGTATCTCCTCCACCTTAACAGATCCTGCAATAATCTCCTGTGGTAAGGACTGCAAGACACCCCACCAAACTTGGAAGTTCTGAAAGTCGTCCATATCCTCAGACTTAGACAGTGGAGATGTCATCTTAAGGGTTACTTCTTTGCCATCTACTGACATTTCAGGCATTTTACCCAAACCGCTTAGTATCTCCACTACAGCAGCCACCAATGGTTCCACCAGCTCACTCTTTAACCTACCAAATGCAGCTCCTCTATTTTCAAGAGACTGTTTCATGCGTAGCATTTGTTCAGTAGCAGACTTTACAGGGTCGGTAACTTCTCCCAGTGGGTTAGAGAATAAAGACTCTTTGATGCTGTTCTGAAGATCCTCCAGAATAATACCACCTAATCCAAGATCCCCTGCTCTATCCATAGCCTTGAGTGTTGGGTTTGCTGTGGCGTTGCTGGTTACTGGAATAATGGTTCCTGGGGCGATCCTGACAGTGTGAGGGTTAAAGACTCCATCGTCTACACCAGTGTATACCCCTGCCATCTGAATGGCTCCATTCTCCAATATGAACTGCTTAACCTTGTTTACTGTCCTAATGTCTGGAAGTTTGGTTATGATAGGACCACGGCCAAAAACCTCGCCAGGTGTTACGTGCCACCTGAAGACAATCAAGCGTCTTGATTTAAAGCTCTGAGTTAGCAATACAGAGTTAGACCCTTTATGTATCACTATCTGCCAGTATAGGCCATCCTCTGGATTAAACAGCATACCGTTAAGAATCTTAACCTTGCTGTAAGGGTTCTTCTTGATCATCTCTTCAAGCTGTTGGGGTATAGTAGCCTCAGGCCATGTCAATTTAATATTCCTGGCCTCTACTTCTCTATTTCTCCAAACGTTCTTGATAGGCCCGTCTGCTGGATGCTCTGGGTTCAGCTCTGCCAGTGGTACGTTACTGAATTTAAGAGCAGTCTCTTTTCCAAACTCTCCCTCTTCGACCAGTATTGCTCCGGTCCCTATACCAAGGTCAGACAATCCAGGTGTAATTTCTGTAGAAAAATTAGAGTGGTTCAAATTAGAAAAAAATATATCGGTGGCATCCTCAAGGGCTTTATCAACTCTATTCTTCTGATCTTTAGGAACATCACTGCCTGATTCAAGCTTCATCCACTCCATCCAGGAAGGGACCATAGACCCCTGAATCCTATTAGCGAAGGTTACAAGCCCATCAACGGCTGTACTATCAAATATGTGTCTATTCTTTCTCTGGCCTGGACTCCAAAACCTGAAGGTCTCCCTTTGAGGGGCTGCAAAGTCAAAAGCCTCCTGGTGTAAGGATCTCCACAGCTCCCATGTTTCTTTAGCCTTATCGGCCCTTTTACAGAGGTCCTTGACGGTTCCAAGACCTTTAGGTATGGAATTAGACATTATGTGCCCCCTAGATTTCTTACACCCGTTGGGGATGTTTTAATCAATAAAGACCTACCCCCAGACCTTTTCGTTGCTGCCGTTCGTGTTGCCACTTCGCTGGTAGCTTCTGCGAGCTGCTGCTTCTCTCTGTTTTCCTGGACTCTAATTAACTCTTCCTGTTTGGCTGCTGCTGCTTTGGACTTTTCTTCTACGGCTGCCGCTGCTTTTTTTTTCTGCACAACACCCCAGGGGGTGACCTTTGCTCCTGGTATATGTCTAAAGCTTTTTCCCATTTTACACCACCTTTGTGTTATTCCTTGAGGTTTTCAACATAGAGGCCACATTGACCTCCTTCTTTTTGGTGTGGTTGTTCGCCTCTCCCCTTTTTATATTATCCTTGCCTAAGTAACCTTTCTTGCTCATCTCTTTTTTAATCATGTCGCCCATTGTCATTCCCCTTCATCAGATATTTGTATAATTGAAATGGTGTAAACGTCCAAAAAGACTTAATCCCCAATAAGCTCTTAACCACCTCTGTGCATGTAAAAAAACAAAGTCCCCATCTTGGCTTAGGGTCTATATACGCTCTTACTGGTACAATCACCGCCTTGTCTCCTGCGTACTGCCTGGGGTGTGGATAGTCTTCCACAAATTTGATGTCAATGTCAAGGTGTGACACTGTAGGATCTATAATTTGCCAGAAATGTCCACCTTCGCTTTTTATCATAACATAACAATGGCTTATAGGTCTGTAAAAAAACTTCATTGCCCAATGCTTGTAAGATGATTGGGTAAATATCACAAAGCAGTCAACCCTCTTCCTGTGTGCTAAGCCTGCCATTATGCAAACACGTTAAAATCAACTGGTGCGATTGGGGCCTGTGCTGGTGTCTTCCTCTTAGTCAGGGCCAATCTATCGTTCCATGCCTGGGCCATTTGTCTAAATGCATCTGCATCATTAGATGACCAATCATGTACCGGAGTATCTCTGTAACACTGGTTCTTCTCGTCATACTCTCTATGATAGCTTGCCAATGCACTAATCCCATCCCCACACCTCTCCTCATCAAACCAACACCTTGCAAACAGTCTCCTAGTGACCTCTATGCTGTCATTAAGATCTGTTGTTCTCTCCACTACCCTAAATACTATTCCCATCTCCCTTGCTGTATCTACCCTTTTCTTTCCTGACATAAGGGACCGTACATTAATATCATGTGGTGCATGGTGTTCGCCGTAGTTTATGCCGTAATCCCTCTTAAAATCATTCACTACACCGATAAAGTGAGACATGGGTTTATTCTCTGCTGAATAGTGATTGATAACCCTTATTTCCTGTCCTATTGCCTGGACAAACCATATTACCATGGCATTACCCTTTGAGATACCAAGATCCCAAAAGGTGTGCACATCTATGTGAGGCTCTACAGGAATAAACCGGATTCGCTTATCTGCCCTGGCTGCTGCTATCTCCTTGGCAAAATACGCTCCTGGTATAGCTACGTCAAAAGAACAGTAATACTCCTGCTGAATCATATCCTCTGACATGCCAGCGTCGCGGTCCTCCTGTATGGCCTCCTCTGTTATAATTCGACTTCCATCAGGTCTTTGGGTGTCATCTACTGTCAGGTGTGAATAGAACCATGAATCGTTCTTACGGGCCATTTCTGCCATCTTATAGCCGTGGTTCTTACCCCTAGCTGTATAGATGAAGACTGCCCACCCTCCATTCTCTGCCAGTATGGGCCTTATGTAATCCCATGCTTTAGGATCACAGAGTGACCATTCAGAAAAAACAACTCCCACAGGATTTGAACCAACCAAAGCGTTGTAATTATCAGAACCACACAACTGCCAAATTGATCCATTAACAAGTTCCACCTGCATTTCCTGTGACCTTTTCGACTTAACAATTTCTTTAGGGAAAGACTGCTCAAGCATCCTCCTTCCATTTCTATCAATGCCATCCCATATAACTTTTCTTGCCTGCTTCTGAGTCGGGAGCATGTGATAATATGTACCCACTTTTTCTATTGCTATTGATGCCGTATAGTTTAACGACGTGCTATCTTTTCCACCTCTTCTGTGCCAAACCGCTACAGCTCTCTTGCCACCATTGTATAAATAATTCCATAAAGGTATTTGGTGGGCAAAAGGATTCCAGTTATGTGGCATTTCTATATCTATGACTCTCCTCCAAATATAGGGGTATACTCAGTCACTATATCATCATAGAACTCTTCGATTACGGCTCTCTTCCATGGCAGGCTTAGAAAAGTAGCATAATCCTGCAATGTCTTAGATACCTTCTTCCTATTCTTTTTCTTCTGTCTCTTTCTCATAGTTTACATCCATCTAGATACATAAAAAGGTGCCCCGTCAGAGTATAGTCTATTCCTCTCTCCGCACTCACATTTCCTTTCAGTATTAAACACCCCATAATACACCCACCTGTGCACACCTAAAAAGCATAATATATTCCTAATCCTCTTTCTCATCATAGACCTTTCTCACCACATTAAGAGTAGTATTCGTGTCAACTTCCTGCTTATCTACCCATCCATAGTTGTTCTTTAGGTTGAATATACATCCTGCTACCTGCCCACCAGCAAAGAGTCTTTCTTCTGCCCAGGCGTGTACAATATCCTTGGCTTTCTTTATAGTGTCGTAAAACTCGTCGTTTTTTCCATACCTTAGCAAGGAATCCCTGCACATTCCTATTGATACTGCAAGCCCTCCAATAGTTAAAGGCCTAAGAGCCTCTCGATATGAATCGGGGTCTTGGCCTTCTTCTAATGGTGCGTAACAACTCTTGAAGTATTTATCTATCG